AGCCAGAAGATTTACCTGATAACCCAGAAGCCAACGACCACGTTTTCTCAGGAGGAAGATGGTGGACAATAAATGGTAAAGCAGAAAATGTTAGTAACTTACCTAGTGGTTACTACATGCAAATGCTTGGCGGTAAAAATTTAGATTGGATACGTTGTTACGCAGAAGGTAAATATACTTATGTACAAGAAGGCAGACCTGTATGGCCTGAATACAATGACCAAATGATGAGTGGTGAAGTAGATTACGATCCTCAACTACCTATACAAGTAGGTCTTGACTTTGGTTTAACGCCAGCCGCAGCTATAGGACAAAGACTTAATAATGGTAGATGGGTAGTTTTACATGAGATAGTTACAGAAGATATGGGATTAGAACGATTTGGTAATCAGTTACTAGCCGAACTAAATGCACGTTATCCCAAAGCACAAGTGATGATATGGGGTGATCCTGCTGGTATGCAACGAGATGCAATCTATGAAGTAACGGCATTTGATTATTTAAGAACCCTAGGTTTGCGAGCGCAACCTACGGCATCTAACAATTTTAAAGTAAGGCGAGAAGGTGCAGCTGCTCCAATGCAACGACTGATTAATGGTAAACCTGGTTTAATTATAAATACATCCTGTAAGATGATAAGAAAGTCACTAGCTGGTGGGTATCATTTTAAGCGTATAGCAGTAGGCGCAGGACATGAACGATTTAAAGATAGTCCTAATAAAAATGAACACTCACACATTGGTGATGCTTTTGGTTATCTTATGCTAGGTGGTGGTGAGCATAAAAGGATGACTAAAAATAGTTTAGCTGCAAATACAATGATTGTACAGACTGTTGCTACGGCAGAGTTTGATGTATTTAAGTAAAACTGTAGAAATATTAAAAGTTATGCCTGAAGTAAAAAAAACGTACTTCTTGCCATTTCATGTCGATCATACTACGAACTTTCAAGGTATTATAGATTATGACACTAAATCGATTACGCTTGAAGATAGAATCCGTTATTTGGACTTCCAGTCTAGGAGCGGTCCTGCTATTACTGCATTTGTTGACAATATTCCTGTTGCTGTGTTTGGGTGCGTTATCTTGTGGAATGGTGTTGGTGAAGCGTGGTCTGTCTTTTCAGAGAAAGCTAGACGATATCCAATAGCTATGACGAAAGGTGCATTTGCATTTTTTGATAGCTGTGAGATATTATTTAGTTTACATCGATTACAAATAACAGTAAACTCTAACGATAAACGTGCTGTAGCGTGGGCGCATTATTTAGGTTTTAAATCTGAAGGTCTAATGAAACAATACAGTGCAGATAAAGACGATACATTTATGATGAGGAGAACTTAATGGGTGGATTACTAGGTGGAGGAAAGCCTGATACATCAGCAGCAGAAGAATCACTAAGGCTACAAAGAGAACAAACAGCAGCTGCTACTAAAAAAGCAGAAGAAGATAAACGAACTGCAGCAGAAGATATGTCTGCTAAAAAGCGTTTATTAGCTCGTGGTGGCAAAGGTTCATTGTTATCAGACAAGCGTTTAACTCCAGAAACAGGATTAGACGATGATGAATACAAAACAACTCTAGGCTAAATTATGGCATTAGATTATGGCATGGCATTAGCAAGAGGGTTAATTGCTCCACAAAAAGAATTGCAAGCAGAAGTTAAAGAACTTGCGGGTGATCAATTCAAATCAGAAGAGTGGTGGAATAAACAGCTTGATCGACAGATCAAAGAGGGTATGCGTAAATACGAAACAGCTACTGAGTATAAAACAAAATCAGGTAGTTTTGTATTAGGTAAGCGTGCAATAAGAAGTGCAGGCATGTATCCCGGTAGTCGAATGGAAACATTTTATGATGCTCCTAAGGATGCAATAATTACTGGATATACTGGTGATTTTTATACAGGTCGAAAGCCAACATATGAAACAAGAAAAACAAGAGTTGTAGGCAAAGGAAGAGAAAATTTAACATCTGCACAATTAAAAGCAATAGAAAATCAAGCAAAAGAAACGGGGGCAAAAGCTAAAAAAGAAGCGGCAAAATCTAAAAAAGGAAAACGTGCTGCAAGAGGTAGTAGTGGTTTGATGGGTAGATCATCAACAAAAGATGTAGGGTTAGCAGCAGGATTACCATCACTTGGCAGTTTAGGTCTTGGTATTGGAGAAACTAAATTAGGATAAACATGGCAGATAAAGAAAAATTAATTGAAAAATTTAAAAAACAAGGTGTTAAGTTTAATAAAGCAGGTAAACCTACAAACATGGAAAAAATTTATAAAACAAACCCAGAGCTTCATGGAGAATTAATTGATAATTTTTATTCTACTAAAGGAACAATGGATGATTTTAATTTAAGAAAATTTCTTGGCAATGCTTTTAAAAAGGACAAAAAATGACTACAGAAAAAATGAAGAAAAAAGTTAAAAATTCTATGAAAAAAAGTAAATATTTAACTGAAAAACATAAATCTCCAACATCTGAAGAAGTAGCTTTTCCAATGGACAGACTTTTAAAAACAAACCCAAATACAGCTAAAGGTATAATAAAAGATTATAATATTGCCGTAAAAAAAGGGTTTAAAGGAAGTTTAGATGATTATTATAATATGACTCATAGAGAAGGGACTAAAACATATAATCCAGAAAAAAAAGAAAATTTTTCTACAGGTAGGCAGTTAAAAGAAGAAAGAAAAAAGGAGAAAAAATAATGGGTAAAGGTTTATATCACAATATGAACAAACGTAAGAAGGCTGGTACTAGCAGATCTAAAAAAGATTCTACTATATCAGATAAGGCATATAAAAATATGTTAGCTGGTTTTCCTAAGAAAAAGAAAAAAACAACAGCTTAATGGATCAGTTTACTAAAAAAGTAAAAGCTACTTTAAAAAAACACGCAAAACATCATAGTAAAAAACATATGGCTATGATGAAAAAAGATATGATAAATGGAGATACTTTTACTAAAGCACATAAAAAAGCAATGGAAAAGGTAGGTACATAATGGTAGCAAAAAAACATCAAAACCCAAGTGGAGGACTTAATGAAGCAGGTAGAGAACATTTTAAAAGAACTGAAGGTTCAAATCTTAAACGCCCCCAAAGGACTGGGAGTGACGGCAGGCGTGTGTCTTTTGCTGCTCGTTTTGGGGGGATGGCTGGCCCTTTAAAAGATTCAAAAGGCAGACCAACTAGATTAAAACTTGCATTAAAGAAGTGGGGTTTCGGTAGTAAAGAAGCCGCTCGTAATTTTGCAGCTAAAAATAAAAAGGCATAACTATGGCAATGATGAGATTAGATGCAAAGCAAGTCTTACAAAGACACGACAAAGCTTTAACTAAAAAAGAAGATTTTAGAAATCTTTATGATGAGGCTTATGAGTTTGCATTACCACAAAGAAATCTATATGACGGATACTATGATGGTGGTGTGCAAGGTCAAAAGAAAATGAATCGTGTATTTGATTCTACTGCTATTAACTCTACCCAACGATTTGCTAATAGAATGCAATCAGGCATATTTCCTCCACAAAGAAAATGGTGTCGCCTAGAGCCTGGTTCTGATATACCTTTTGAAAGAAGAGCTGAAGCACAAGCAGCATTAGATGCGTATGGCGATAAGATGTTTGATACATTAAAACAATCTAACTTTGATGTAGCTATTGGTGAGTTTTTATTAGACTTATGTGTTGGTACTGCGGTTATGTTAGTGCAACCGGGTGACGATGTAAATCCTATTAACTTTATTCCTGTACCTCAGTTTTTAGTTTCGTTTGATGAGGGAGCTAATGGTCAAGTAGATAATGTATACAGACGTATGAAATTAAAAGCAGAGTCTATACAAAGACAATGGCCTGATGCAGAACTACCTCAAGAATTAAAAAATATGATTGAACAAAAACCTACAGAAGAAGTAGAACTTGTAGAGGCAACTATATTCGATCAAGAGCGTGGTGACTATTGTTATCACGTTATAGATAAAAGAACTAAAACAGAATTAGTGTACAGACGAATGGATCACAGTCCTTGGATTGTATCTCGTTATGCCAAGATTGCAGGTGAAACATATGGTCGTGGACCACTTATTACTGCATTACCTGACATTAAAACACTTAACAAAACATTAGAGTTAGTATTGAAGAACGCATCTTTATCTATTAGTGGTGTATATACTGCGGCTGATGATGGTGTACTTAATCCAAATACAGTTAAGATTATGCCTGGTGCTATTATTCCTGTTGCTAGAAATGGTGGACCACAAGGCGAATCTTTACGACCACTACCTAGAGCGGGTGACTTTAATGTATCACAAATTGTAATGGATGATTTAAGAGGTAACATCAAGCGTACATTACTAGACGAATCATTACCACCAGATAATATGTCAGCTCGATCAGCAACAGAAGTAGTAGAGCGTATGAAAGAACTATCACAAAACTTAGGCTCTGCATTTGGTCGTTTAATAAACGAAACTATGATTCCTGTAGTTAGCCGTATGTTGCAAGTGATGGATGAAAGAGGACTGATTACTTTGCCATTAAAAGTAAATGGTTTAGAAATAAAGATTGCTCCTGTTGCACCATTGGCTATGGCACAGAATATGGAAGAAGTGCAAAACGTATTACAGTATGCACAGATTGCACAAGGTGCTGGTCCTGAAGGTGCTACAAATATTAAAGTAGATGAGATGATGGATTACATTGCTGAAAAGTTAGGTATACCACAACGACTTAGACCTACACCACAAGAACGCATGATGATTAAACAACAAATGCAACAAGCTGCACAGCAACAACAAATGATGCAGATGGCAGCAGAAAATCCTGAAGCAACTGCACAAGTAGTAGAAGCAGCTACACAACAACAAGGATAAATTATGGAAGAAGATTATGGCATGCGCAATAATCCAGCTGATGGTAAAAAATACACAGGATGGCAAGGCATTCATGTAAACAAACAAGGGCAAAAAGTAACAGAACACTCTATGGGTTTTGGTATGAATGGTAAGGAAGTAGAAATACCTATGATTGTTCCATCTACGACAAAAGCAGAGTTAAATAGAATTTTAAATGGAAAAGAAGTTACGCCAGCTATGATTAAAAAAGCAACTGATCACGCAAAAATGAGAATAAAACAAGGTAAATCACCTTTTAAAAATCCAGAGGATGATGAATAATGGCAGGATGGGATGATTTAGAACAAGCATTACCACTTGATGTGCGTGATGTTAAACAACAAAGAGATGATACAGACCGATTATGTTTAAGAGTATTCGGTAGTGAAGATGGAATAGAAATGATGGAATGGTTACGAAAAACCATTTTAGAGCAACCCGTAGCCTTGCCGGGTAGCGACTCTAGTTATGCGTTTTATCGAGAAGGGCAAAATTCAATAATTAGAGATTTAGAAGCAAGGATAATTAGAGCAAGGAAATTATAATGGAAGAAGCAATCGAGCCTAGCACGACTGAAGAAACTTCGGAAGAGGTAACTGAAGAATCGACTGGCCTACTCGACGATGCAACACCAGAAGAGGAAGTCAGTACAGATCCAAAAGAAACAGAAATCGATCATCGTGATCCTGAGGAATTAAAAGCCGCAGGTGAGTTAGAAGAAGATGATGAGCCACTAGAAAGACCAGAGTGGTGGCCTGAAAACTTTTGGAAAGAAGATGGATCAGAGCCTGACTTAGAAGGTATTGCTAAATCTTGGATGGATTTACGCAAACAAATATCTCAAGGAAAACACAAAGCACCGAAGGATGGTAAGTATGATACATCTGCATTTGGTGAAACTCCTGACGATGATCCTGTTAGACAACACGTTGTTGGATGGGCAAAAGAAAATGGTATTAGCCAAGCAGCCCTAGATTCTTTAGTAAGCGAAGTAGTAGGTATGAATGAAAATGCTGTAGAAAACTATCAAGTAAACTTGGCTGAAGAAAAGAAACAACTAGGTCCAAATGCTGATGCTAGAATTAATGGCATGGTTAAGTGGGCATCTGGCTTAGTTCAGAAAGGTGTTTGGAGTAAAGATGATTTTGAAGAGTTTAAAATTATGGGTGGAACTGCAAGAGGAATATCTGCCTTAGAAAAAATTAGATCATCTTATGAAGGAAGAATACCTTTAGAAACTGCACCAGTAGAAGGTGCGCCAACCAAAGAAGAACTTTATGCTATGGTCGGTGATGAGAAATATAATACAGATCCTGTCTATAGAGCTAAAGTAGAAAAAGCATTCGCTCAAAATTTTAGATAATTTATTGCAATAGTCTTGATTGTATGCTAGATTACAGTCAAGGCTTATTGTATTCATTCGTAATACAACCCTTTAACACAAGTAACCTTGTCGTATGGCTATCGTAAGTAGCAAGCACGGCCCAGAATCTCTGGCATACCAAAGCGATTAATTTTTTATTTATTAATTTCTAAGGAGAAATATATGTCGATCGGATTATCCCCAGCATATGTTACGCTCTTTGATGCCGAAGTTAAACAGGCTTACCAAGGTAAAGCTGCTCTTGTAGAAGCTACAAGACAAAGACGAGGCGTTGAAGGCAATCTAGTAAAATTCCCGAAAGTTGGGAAAGGCGTGGCTACACTTCGTGTACCACAAACAGACGTTGTACCATTAAATACTGACTTTGCTCAAGTTTCTGCAACAATGCAAGATTGGAACGCTGCTGAGTATTCAGATATTTTTATGCAACAAAAAGTTAATTTTGAAGAAAGACAAGAGTTAGTTCAAGTTGTAGCGAACGCTATTGGCAGACGTCAAGATCAACTTATTCTTGATGCACTTTTAGCAGGTAAAGGTTCTACAGTTGCTCACGCTTCTGCAAACCTAACAGTTGCTAAACTTCGTGATGCAAAGAAAACAATGGACACAAACAATGTCCCACCAGAAGATAGACACATGATTATTCATGCAAATAACCTAGCAAGCTTACTTAGCGAAACATCAGTAACATCTGCTGATTTCAATACAGTTCGTGCGTTAGTATCTGGTGAACTTGATACATTCTTAGGTTTTAAATTCCATACTTTAGGTGATCGTACTGAAGGTGGTATTTCTATTGATGGCTCAAGTATTCGTTCTTGCCTAGCATTCCATAAGACTGCTATTGGTTATGGCGAAGGCATCGGTCCTAAAACTGAAATCAACTATGTACCTGAAAAAACATCTCACTTAGTAAACGCAATGCTATCAGCTTGCTCAGTTGCTATTGATAGTGAAGGTATTGTTGAAGTTCAAGCTAACGAATCTTAATTTAAGGAGAAAATTACATGGCTTATGATGTAGATAAATTGTCGCCAGCTGGCGCACAATCAAAAGCGGGTACAGCTCCTCAAATGTGGACTTACTCAAGTACAGATGCAAAGGCAACAGTAGCAGCATCTGGTTATTTTAATAGCGCATCATCTTTATTAAAAGTTGGTGACTTAATTTTCGCATACAAAACTGACTCTACTGTCAGCGCTACTATGCACGTTGTGTTAAGCAACAGTGCAGCAGGCGTTGTAGATGTGTCAGCAGGTACAGATATTTCTGTAGCTTAGTTGTAGTGATAATCGTGCATTTGGTAGGGGTTTCGGCCTCTACCTATTTGCATATTTGGAGAATATAAATGGCATCTGGAGATACCTCATTATCAATTTGTTCTGACGCATTATTAATGCTTGGAGCAAGTCCTATATCATCTTTTACTGAAGGTACAGACGAGGCTAACATATGCGACAGTTTATATAAAGATATTAAGATTAAGACACTAGCAAGTTATCCTTGGTCTTTTTCATTTAAGAAAGTACAGTTAGCTAGGTTAATTACAACACCTACTACTGAATACAAATACGAATACGCATTACCTGCGGACATGATAGGCACACCAAGAAAGGTGTTTATTAGTAGTACGCAAGGATCAGTACCGCAAAGAGAGTATAGATTATTAGGCGGTAAATTATTAGCTAATTACGAAGAAGTGTATGTTGATTATCAATATGCAGTTGAAGAATTTGAAATGCCTCATTATTTTGTGCAAAACATGAAATATCAATTAGCATGGCACTTAGCAATGCCTATAACCGATCAGATAGAAAAAACAGATTATTGGAGAACAGTAGCACAAGGTACTCCGGGAGAAAATGGTCGTGGTGGTTACATGCGCCAAGCTATGAATATAGATGGGCAAGGACAACCAACAAACGGAATACAAGATTTTACTCTTATTGATGTGAGGTACTAATGGCACGCTTTGTTAGCATGCAAACCAACTTTACTTCTGGAGAACTCGATCCATTAGTTCGTGCTAGAGTAGACATTGCATCTTATAACAACGCATTAGAAACTGCACAAAATGTAATATGCCAACCACAAGGCGGTGTAACTCGTAGACCTGGCACTAAATTTATTAATGAACTAACAGGCGCTCCTGCTAATGGTGTACGTTTAGTTCCATTTGAATTTTCTGTTGGTGATAGTTATATGTTATGTTTTACAAACGACACTATGTTTGTATACAAAAACAAAGCACTAGTGCATACAGAAACAGGTACTAATATAAGTAGTGGATTATTAGATACAATGTGTTGGACACAGTCTGCTGATACATTAATTGTGGTTCATGAAGATAATCCTCCTGTAAAAATAGTGCGTGGTGCATCTGATACAGATTGGACAGTTAGCACTATTACATTTGATTCTATTCCTAAATATGCGTTTACTATTGTAATAGTAGATACTAGTTCTGCTGGACATCTAACACCAAGTGACGTTTCAGGAAAAGTTACTTTAACTTCACAGCATGCTATATTTACATCAGCTCATGTTGGACAATATATTAATGTACAACCACAAGGGCGTGCAAAAATTGTAGAGTTTTTAACAAGCTCAACAGTCAATGTAGTAACCGAGTTTCCGTTTTTTGATACATCGCAGATTGCAAATGCTGATTGGGAACTAGAAACAGGCTATGAAAATGTATGGTCAGCAACAAAAGGATACCCAAGAACAGTTACGTTTCATCAAGGGCGTTTATATTTTGGTGGCAGTAAATCAAGGCCATCAACAATATGGGGTTCTAAGGTAGCATTATTTTTTGATTTTCAAGCAGTTGAAGGATTAGCTGATGATGCTGTTGAGGCTACTCTTGATACTAATACTTTTAATGCTATTACTGACATTATTTCTGGTAGAGATTTGCAAATATTTACTACGGGTGGTGAGTTTGCTGTTATTCAAGATAATATATCAGCTATAACACCAACTAATTTTTTCTTATCTACTACCTCTCGTAATGGATCGAAAGAAGGTATACGAGTACAACAGTTAGAATCTGGCATATTATTTATACAAAGACAAGGTAAAGCGTTATCTACCATTAATTATTCAGATACTACATTGTCTTATCAAACATCTAAAGTATCTTTGCTTAGTGGGCATTTATTAAAAAATCCTACTAACATGAGTATTAGGCGTGCAGTTGCTACAGATGAAAACGATTTATTATTAATAACTAATGGTACAGATGGAACAATATGTGCATATTCTTTACTACAATCACAAAATGTTATTGCACCATCTGAGTTTACAACTACAGGATCGTTTATAGATGTAAGCGTAGATATTACAGATATATATGTAGTAACAACTAGAACTGACAGTGGCTCTACAAAACATTATGTAGAAGTATTTGATGATAATTCTTTAACTGATTGTGGTGTAGTTGGCACAACATCAACAACTGCTAATATGGCTCACTTAGAAGGAGCAACTGTAAATGTATTATCAGATGGATATGTAGAAGCTAATCAAGTAGTTCCGGGAGGAGGCACTGTTACCTTTACTACTGCGCCAACAGCAAGCTCTGAGTGTGGTTTACCTATATCGGTAGAAATTAAAACTATGCCTTTAGAAGTTAAAATGCAATCAGGAACACGCATTGGATTTAAGAAACGCATATTAGAAGTAAACGCTTTATTACATGAAACACAAAACATAGTAATTAATAATAATTTAGTACCTATTAGAACTTTAGGTGCAGGCGCATTAGATACAGCAGTAGTACCATTTACAGGAACTAAGGTGCTACATGGTATACTTGGATATAGTAATAATGGTCAAATAACAGTAACGCAAAGCGTACCATTAAAGCTTACATTACTCGGTTTAGAATATAAAGTATCAGTTTATCAAGGAACATAAAATATGGCATTTTTAGCACCAATATATGCAGGACTAGGAGCAACAGCAGCAGCTGGAGCAACAACAGCAACTGTAATGGGAACTGCATCAACGCTTGCGGCAACAGGAGCAAGTTTTACTCCTCTTCTTGCTACAACGGCTGGTGGCATAGGAGCAAGCACTGGTTTGTTAGCTGGATTGCCTGTTATGGACACTTTATATAAAGCATCTCAAGGATTAAGTTTTATACAAAGTATGCAACAAGGTCAAATAATGAAAGACCAATACAGACTGCAAGAACTACAAGCCTTATCTGATATGGAAACAATGAAATTTAACGCTACCATGGATGGATTAGATCGATTAGACAAATTAAAAAGAATACAAGCAGCTAATATAGCAACAAGTTCTGCTCGTGGAGTAGATGGATTAAGCGGTTCTGCGTTATTAAATCAAATTGTAAGTGACCAAGAGTATGGTAAAGACTATAAACTTAATTTAATGAATTTACAAAATATAGCATCTAGGGGAAATGTTAATGCAGATATTTATGGAGCAGCATCTAAACGTGCGCCAGTAGATGCAATGCTTGATGCTGGGGTTAAGTTAAGTGAAGCGGCATATTCTTATAAAAAATTATATGGATAAATTATGGCAGTAGATAGATACGAAAGATCAGCAAGATTATTAAATGTTCCTAACGTCACGGATGTAGGCAGTCGTCAAGCTTTGCAAGCATCTCAATCGTTACAACAACGATTAGATAATATATCTAAATTTGCTTTAGGTAAATTACAAGACAAAGCAACACAAGAAGGTCAAATGTATGGTGTAAAAAATGCACCTACTTTAGAGCAAATAACTAGAGCAGTACAACAAAATCAAAATGTAAATGAATTGTTTGCAGAAGAAGGTAGTGTATTTGGTAATGCTGCTAGAGAAGTACAAGCTGATTTATTTAGACAAGACTCAGTAGCTACTTTTCTTAATAAAGCAACTATTGCTAAAGAAGGTATTAAAGAAAAATTAATAACTTATCAAGATGCAGAAAATATAGCAAATGAATTACAAGCAGATGTTAATGCTACGTTTGATATTATCTCAGGAATCAATCCAGAAGCTGCTGTAAAATTTAATGCACAAGCAAGCAAAATTGGATATGAAGTTATAAATGCTGCAAGATTAAAAGCAGCAAGCGTAGAATATGAAAATCAAAAAGCACAAATAGAACAATTTAGCGCGAATTATTTAGATGATTTTGAAGCAAACTTATTTCAAAATAAAGATTTATTAAAAACAATGATTGTTACACAAGACATTAGAAATGATGTTGTAAATGCTTTTGGTATTTTAAGAGAACCAAAAAGAGAAGTAGAGTTGTATAAGTCAGAAAACGCAGTTATACAAAAATATATTGTATCTCAAATTGCTGAAAAAGATACTATTATACAATTTAAAGATGGTACAGATAAAGAATTTGACGAAATCTTAAAAGCAAGAAACATGGAAGGTAATAGGGAAGCAATAGTAACAGCAGTTCTTGCTAAAGAAAAAGAGATGTATGAAATAGTTGAAAATGCAAAAAAACAAAAAGATGCAAAAAATGAAAAGGCAGTATACATAAATGAAACAGATTATTTTGGTAATAACTCAGCAGGATTAACGCCAACACAGTTTATAAAAAAACAAAAAGAATTAGGTAAGTATTATAGTCTTACACAACAAGAAAAAATATTTAAACAGCCTAATGAAGGTGAAGCAATATTTACTCAAGTGCAAACTTTTCAAAACACATTAGACCAAATAACACTTGGTCGTGTTAGTGTAAGCCAAATAGAGGTTTTATATTTTGATGGAGAAGTAACTGGTAAGCAATATGCAGAATTAAGAAAAGCATATCGCAAACAAGATAAATACAAAATAGGTAACGATATTATTAAAAGGCGTATGGGTGTTGTAGGTAATGATTTACAGATAAAAGAAGAAATTAAAATACCATTAGGTAAAGCTTTAGAAACATTTGCTGCCAAAGTTAGAGAATTAGAAGAACAAGGATTAGCTGTTGATCAGGTAACAATTGCGAATGAATTAATTGGTGGTGAGTTAAAAGAGTTGTACAAAGACATTTTTGACAAAGACAAATTACGCATTGAAAACTTAACAAAAAGTAAAATTAATAATGTATTACCTAATGATAGTATATATAAAAATATTACTCTTGAAGAAATTTTAAGTATGAGCGATGCACAATTAAATATTATAATTGAAGAGGTACTTAAAGAAGAGCCTACTGCTCTATTTAACGGGTATAAAATGAGGTTAAAAAATTTAAAGGCTTTAAATAATGACTTCTAAACTAGATCAAATATATTTAGACAATCTTGCAATTGATGAAGATGATGTAATAGATATAGAGGCGTTGCAAGAAAAAGCAAGAGCAGAAATGCAACCTACATTATTTGATTTAGGTGCAGTTAGTTCTATAGGATATGGGCCTCCTCCTATACACATTTTTATGGACAAAGAAGATAAAAAATTTGCTAAACAAATTACTCAAGTAATAGGTAAAGGCTCTTTAATGGAAGGTGGTGGTTTAGTTGGAGATTTATTAGGTATTGCTAAAGGATTATATAATATACCTCAGGATCAAATGGATGAATTAATGGCTAGAATAGAAGATCCTACAGTTCAACAAAAAGTAATTTCTGAATTTGATTCTTTTATGAGAGGTTTTGATGAAATAAAAGAACTAGATTTACCTCCATTACTTGGCAGAACATCAGAGGCTGTTGGAGAAGATTTAACAGAAATGGGGTTTGATCCTAAAAGCGAGGCTGATTCT